GGACGCCGCATCGGCGGCTACGTCCCGCCCCATGAAAGCGCAAGCCGATACACTTTATCCGTCTTACCTCAACGCTCGCCTTCCACGCGAGGTCGCTGACGCGCTTAGCGCGAATGCTCGCGCCCGATTTACAACCGTTGCTGAGTACTCTCGACAGCTACTGATCCGTGGTCTCCGGGAGGACGGCGTTGCCCTTGAGACCAACTCACGAGCATAGTGAACGTCTACCCTGGGAGATTGCACAATGGATGATCAGGAGCAGCGCGCAACCTCAACGGGCTCTGTCAACAACACCACCGATGCGTCGGGTCGTGTAAGAACGAACAATCGTTCCAACACGCGCTCGACCACGAACACATCAAGCACAAGCCAGACGCAGCAGGACACGGCTCAGCGCGGCCTGACATACGGAACGTCGAGAAGAAACCCTTACGCCCCAGCAGAGCCAGCGCTCATGGAGATGATTGAGCGAGCCAGAGCATTGGGTGACAATAGCGCAGACCTCACGCCTCAGGAGACGTCCGCTATCAGCGGTATCACCGAAACGGCTGAGCGCAACGCCGGTTTCAATCCCGAGATCGAGAGGCTCGCGGTCGACCAGTTCGCTGGCGGCGGGATGGGAGAAGGTGCTGACCATATCCGAGATGCCTACGACGAGACGTCGAACTACTACAGGGGCATCCTCGGTGATGACATGACCGGAGAGAGCAACCCGTACGTCACGGGATTGCTTTCGACCATCAGGGATGATGTGACCAATCACATTGGTGGACAATTCGCTGTTGCGGGACGCTCCATGTCCCCTGCGCACGCGAACACCCTGTCAGAGGGTATCACAAGCGCAATGGCCCCCATCCTATTCGATAACTACTGGAAGGAGCGCGGCGCACAGGAGAGAGCAGCTGCCGGTCTTGGCTCTGAGGCTCGCGCAACAGCAGGAGCGCTGGATGAGACTGCTGGCAACGTGCTGGAGGCCCGTGGAGCTGGCACAGACACGCTTGAGCGCACCTACGATCCGTTTACGCGGCTCGCCCAGGCGGGAGCCTATGAGGTTGAGACACCCGTAACGCGATCCAGCATGATCAGCGATCTGCTCACGCAGCTGGCTGGTGTCGGTGGTGACACTGAGAACTTCGGATTGAACCTGTCAGAGGGAACGCTCACAGGAAGAACCGATACGCGCGGCAGAAGCGATACCGATACAACCACGACATCGAGAGGATCGGTCGACACCAGGAACAGGTCGAGGATGCGCGGCACCCAGACGGGAACCCAAACGACGACTGTCGAGACCGACCCCCTCCAGGTCATTACTGGAGGCCTGCTGGGTGGACTTGGGCTCTACCTCGGGAGCAGAAAAAAGGAAGACGGTACTAAAGCCGCAACGAAACGGGGGAGCGCGTAACCCATGGTGGCCACACTTGATGACTTCAGACGAAGCTACCCCCGCTACAGAGACGTTCCAGACGAGGACCTAGCTGACGCGATTTACGAAAAGTACTACGTCGGACGGATCGAACGCCCCAAGTTCGATAAGAAACTGGGTTTGACCAAGGACAGCGATCCATCCTGGCCGGAGGTGGCGAGCGGTATACTCAGCAACTTCGGTTCAAGCGCAGTGGGTGTCGTTGAGGATACCATCACGCCATTCGCGCAACCTGTCGAAACAGCAAAGGCTCTCGGCGGCCTTGTGGTCGGGGGCGTGCAGAAGTTGGTGCCAGGAGAGCAGTCCAACGAGAAGTATGCGGACGCGCTAGGAGCGTTCCTCAAGGATCGTTACGGGAGCGTGGGAGCCTTTAAGCAAACGCTCCGTGATGATCCGGCTGGTGTGATGGCAGATGCATCAATGTTCCTCACAGGCGGGACCAGCGCCCTTGCTCGCGCACCCGGGATTGCGGGCAAGGTCGGCGAGGCTGCAAAGGTAGCAAGCGCCGTTGATCCGGCAAACGTCACGTTCAAAGCAGGCGGCGCAGTAGCCAAGAGCGTGCCGGAACTTGTCGGAGTTGCCACCGGCACCGGATCAGCGCCCTTGAAGATCGCCTTCAAATCTGGTCGCGAGGGGGGTGAAGCGGGTCGCGCATTTAGGGAGAACCTGCGCGATGGCAGCACTGAGCAGATGCTCGAAGCTGTAGACGACGCCAATGCGGCCGTGAGGCAGCTGTATGCCAAGCGCGGCGCTCAGTACGTCGAGGATATGAGCGGCATCGGCAACGTGGGCGCGGTGGTTCGTCCCGGGGTATTTCAGCAAATCGGACGGGCGGCGGGCAAAGCACTCAACATGCACACGTTCAAGGGTGTCGACTTTTCCCCCAAGACGAGACCCGTGCGTCAAGAGGTGTTTGACACCGTTTCAAAGTGGAAGGACAGAGACCCAAACGTATTTCATACAGCTGACGGTCTCGACAAGATGAAGCGTGAGATTGGTGACATCAGGGATGCACAGACATTTGGATCGCCGAGCTGGAAAGCAGCCAATGACGTCTATCGAGCGGTTGATACCGAAATCACGAAGGTTTTCCCCGAGTACGCCGCTGCAATGCAGAACTATGCGCGCACGACGAAACAGATCAAGGACCTGCAGCGTACGCTTAGTGTTGGGTCCAACGCCACGCCTGATCAGACACTGCGCAAGCTGCAGTCATCAATGCACGACAACGTCAGCACCAACTACGGCGCGCGTCAGTCGATGGTGGAGGAGCTGGAGATGGCTGCGCCAAACCTCACGAAGAAGATTGCGGGTCAGTCCCTGTCATCCTTCGTTCCGCGCGGGTTGAGCAAGTATGTGGGGCTTAGTCAGATCGGTGGAGCCGGAGCTGCTGCGCTCGCGAACCCTCTCACACTTCTGCCGTTGTCGATCACGCTTCCGGCCAGCTCGCCTCGCTTGATGGGGGAAGCGTTTCACGGTGTGGGTCGGGCTGTGAGGGGGCTCGACAAGGCTCGTGTGCCCGTGGATAGGGCTGCCAGCATCATGGTTTCGGCCCCTGCTGCGCAGGCCAGCCGGGCTGCTGGCATGCTCACAGACGAACTTGGGTTGCTCATGGAAGAAGAAGAGTATCGCTGAACACTGTTCGAAGTGACAGCGTGGGGGATAAATGACAATGACTGACGAAGAGCTGCGCGCCTACACGGACCTGCACGAGGAGGCTGGACGAAACGTCTCGTATAGCAGGTTTGTCGACTACTGTCCCGACGACACACCCATCGACGACGTAGTCAAGGCGTTCTACGAGCCTCGGTATGCAACTGAGGTTGCGAAGTTGCGTCTACTCGGTGCCACGAGGGAAGATGTGCGCCGCTGGCTCGGTGTCCACGAGAGCTTCCTCGACATCTGGACGGAGACCTATGAGGGCTTCGCGCGTGCGCTCGAAGTCGAGCCAGTGCCGGTCGATGTGGTCGAGGACTTTGGCTACATCAACTGGCTGAAGGACCTGAGGCGCGGAACGATCTGAGCGCATACGAACCCGGCGCGTCAGACTATTGCACCAACGCAGACTAGCTAATCATTCACATAGCCAGCCCGCCAGTAGGGCCGAACCGCGTGGAGACACGGCGGGGTAACAAGCCGGAGGGCACCGGCAGAAGGGCGTCAGCGCAGAGCTGATGCCCAGGAGTGGGCTCCGGTGAGTATTCCGACCCACAGGTAGCCGCAAAGCTGGCGGATCAGCAGGCGGTGTTCCCGCGTCACTTCAAGCGGGACGTAAAGGCCGACCGCGTGACCCAGGCCTCCCTCTTAGTGAGGTTGTCTCGATCCGCCCGTGCTTTGCGAGGGCCTCGTCCCAAAGGGCAGAGCAGTAGCTTGGCTGGCGTAAGCCAAGCTGTGCCTACTCGGACGCTGAACCCAAGGGCAGGGCGGGGAGACAGCTCTGGCAACAGCAGGGTGATCGCCATAGTTGGCATCGGACGAGACATCAGATTGAAGTTTGGGAGACCTGAGATGACATCAAAACCAGATCGCGACAGCAAACAACGTGGCGCTGATGATACAGCGTCGAAACAGCGTCAGCTTTCATCAAGAGAACGCCAAATCGCTCCGCTTCGTGAGCACGCGTTCAAACCCGGTCAGAGTGGGAACCCTGCAGGTCGACCAAAGGGCTCTCGGAACAAGCTCACGACCGAGTTCTTCGAAGACCTTTATGCGGCTTGGCAGAAGCACGGTGATGAAGCCCTCGAAAGGGTCGCGGAAAACAGCCCAAAAGACCTCGTGAAGGTGACAGCGATGCTGATGCCTCGCGAATTTGAACTCAAGTCGCCACTCAACGAGCTGACGGATGCAGAACTCAGAGACTATCTCGACGCTGTGCGAACCCTCATCGCTTCAGGCGCTGTTGGCCAGCTTGGAGACGGAGGAGGAGCGTCGAGCAAGCCGCACTAGTCTTCTGCGGTACGAGCCGTACCCGAAGCAGGCAGCCTTTCACGCCGCAGGAGCGGTCCACAGAGAGCGTTTACTGATGGCGGGCAATCAGCTCGGCAAGACGTACTGCGGGGCTGCCGAGGCCGCATACCACCTCACAGGACGCTACCCAGACTGGTGGGAAGGACGACGCTGGGATCGTCCTGTTAAGGCGTGGGCTGGGTCCGAGACATGGGACGTCACGCGAGACGGCGTGCAACGACTTCTTGTCGGCGAACCCAAGAACGAGGGCCAGTGGGGCACCGGGCTTGTTCCCGGTGATGACCTCGTCGGCTGGAACCGTCGACAAGGCACGCCCAACGCGCTCGACAGCATCGTCGTCAAGCATGTGTCGGGCGGGCGGTCAGTATTGAGCTTCAAGGCGTACGAGCAGGGGCGCACCAAGTGGCAGTCGGAGACGCTCGACTTCGTCTGGTTCGATGAGGAGCCGGATCACGACCTCTATATGGAGGGGCTCACGCGTACGAACGCGACTGGCGGCATGGTCTATCTGACCTTCACCCCACTGAAAGGGCTCAGCGGTGTTGTCTTCAGCTTCATCGAGGAGTGCGGTGCGCTATGAGCAAGCACATCACGCAGATGGAGATCGACGACGCGCTGCACTATACGCCGGAGCAGCGGCAAGAGATCATCGATAGCTACCCTGAGCACGAGAGGGAGGCTCGCACCAAGGGTATCCCAGCACTTGGCTCTGGCCGCGTGTTTCCCGTGCAGGAGGAGACGATCCTGTGCGACCCGTTCACGATCCCCAAAGACTGGCATCGGATCGTCGGTGTCGACTTTGGTTGGGATCATCCCTTCGCGGCGACACACAACGCGTGGAACAAGGACAATGACATTTGGTACGTCGTTGCGTCCTATCGCGAGAGGCAGACGACCCCACCCATTCATGCGGCAGCTGTGAAGCCGTGGGGCGACTGGGTGCCGTGCGCATGGCCCCACGACGGACTGCAGAGGGACAAAGGGTCCGGTCTCGACCTTGCATCTCAGTATCGCGAGTGCGGCCTAAACATGCTCGACGAGCACGCGTCCCATGAGGACGGCGGATATGGTGTCGAAGCGGGCATCACGGAGATGCTCACGCGCATGCAGACGGGTCGTTTTAAGGTCTTTCGTGGCCAGTCGCAGTGGCTTGAAGAGTTCCGCTACTACCGCCGCGAAGATGGTCTAATCGTGAAGGAGCGAGACGACATGCTGTCGGCAACGCGCTACGCCATCATGATGCGGCGCTTTGCAATTCAGAAGCCGGAACCATACAAGCGAAAGCCGAAGGCTCGTCATTCCGGGTGGGCGGCATGAGTTCATTTAGAGCAAGCCGGGGCGGCAATAGCGGGCCTTGGCTATTCGCAGGGAAACTTTTCAATGAGTGCGTCGCCTACCAGCCAGGATGCATCGCCATGCCTCTTCTCGGGGTGACGCTGCAGGTAGTCTACAACGACGTCGATGAATTGCGACGTTGTCACGCCCGAGATGGGACAAATTCGTCTGTGCCATGACAGACTGTGAGCAATTCCTGTGATGTATGCTTGGCAGTAGGTAAACCGCGCAAGGTCGGCCTGAGAGTGGCCTCTTGTATTGAAGCCTTGGCACTTAAGGAAAAGAGCATTGCCGTCTTCGATGGCGAACACTGTTTCGGCATCAGCGTCTCTCATGAAAGAGCAGCAGATAAGCGTCGCAAGCAACATCACTCTGCTCATAGATTGCCCCTACTCTTGGCCAACGAGGTTCTCTGGTCAGCAACCCATGGATAGGCCCTGAGGGCCTGTTGACTTCAGCAGTGTGCTCTCCGATAGTTTTGGGCAAGCCGGGTAGAAGCTGCAACTTCCACCCGGCTCTAACCCTCAACATGGAGAGAGCCATGTCTCAGGCTGACACTTCCAATACCACATCCGAACCTACCCTTGCCTCGCTTGTCCATGGCTATTGGTGCGCGTGCGATGCGTCTGTTAGCCAGGAGGAAGGCGACGACTTCGATACACACATTCGCGACGAACTGAGCAAGCTCGAAGGCGTTCCTGTTCGAACTGCTGCTGATGCACTTGCAGCATTGGACTGCCTTGTTGCCGAGGGTGCCGACTTAGGTCGAAGCTATGATGGCTGTCAGCTTTCAAGCGATCCTACGAGTGCGGCGGTCACCTCAGTCGTGGATGAACTCCGCAAATATCTTTCCAAAAGCACGCGGAATGAACCTTAAAGTCTGATTGTGAGCTAAGGCACTATTTCGGCATTCGCGCGACGGGTAGGGCGGCATGGGCGTTCTCGCACGTGCCTTCGGTTCATTCATCTGGGAGCCCTTTCTCTCGCCGGGCAATCCTTCGATCAACTTCCTTGTCCTCCCATCGCATCACTAACCAACCGACGGCAAACTGCATGGCCAAAAACAGCCCCATCGCCCATTCGAATTCCAAACCAAGCAAGCGATAGTGGAGGAGCAGCATCAATGGCGCGATTGCCAGTGCGCAGAGCCACACCGGATATCGTTGTCCATCAACCCTGATTTCAATCATGTCTTAGAATACCCAAGTGAAGCGGCCGTTGATACCGTCGTTGATGATGCTGTTGCCTATTGGGCCGGTACGGAGAAGCGCTTGGGCATAGGGGATTAATCCCATGATCCGTAGAGCGGATTTGGCAATAGAAAAAAGGTCTCGCCGAGCGCTTGGCGCAGGGCAGGGTCGTCCTTTGCACTATCCTGCGTGATCTCATCGTAGTCTTGCACGTTGTCGCCAACGGCCAAGACAATGTCATGCGGCTTGGCCCAGTCCTCTCCACCAGAGAGATATTCTTCGCTCCAGCAGTCAGTAGCCGCACCTTCACGGACCAAGCGGCGTCGCCGATCCTTGTCGTTCTTGTAGCCGTGTTTCGCCCATTCGTCCGGGTTGTGCTTCTTCCGGTCGACGTCCGCACGACCCAGGACACATAGCTTGGCGGGATCGAGATCGAGCCCCTGCAGTGTCAAATTCTCCCGGGTCTCGCGATTGAGGTCTGCAGGCCGGTTGGTAATCACGACGACCCTGCCATCGAGATCAATCACGGTTCGTATGAAGTCCTCAACACCAGGCATTAGGGTTGCCTCCTTGCTGGCAACCCATTTGCGGAAACGCTCGATGTCGAAGTCGAGGAACTTCAGCTGAGAGTTCTTCTCGAAATCGAGGTTCATCAAGGTGGTCTCATCAGCGTCTAGCACGACCACCCAAGGCTTGGCGTCATCCGGGCGGCTCTCAATGACTTGCCGAAGTTTGGCCGTCGCAGCCCTATAGGTTTGCTCTGCCAGTGCTTGAAACTCTGCCGAGTTCCACATCCAGCGGATACCGCTCGATAGAGCCGTGTCCATGTCGAACGCTACGATGATTGGGCAATGGTCCGCCGGTGCCCGATGCCATGGTTCGTCAAACCTTAAGGTTCGGAAGGATTGCTCATCGACAAATAGGTCCGCACCCTTGTCCACCACGATGTGGTCGATGAACTGCTCGTATGGGCCGCAGAAAGCGCGCTCATTTTTTGCGACAACTTCAAGGTCGGAGCCACGGGGATCGCTGTCATCAAGATTGCTCCAGAACTTGTCGCCGTTCTTCGTTAGTTGACGATTGAAGTCGCCCAAGATGATGGTCCGAATACCTTCACGCGTATGCCCGTCAACCCAGTCTTCAAGGACCTCACCTTGCGCCCAGAGGGGTCCGCACGCCTTCTTCTTGTTAGGAAGGAAGTCAGTCGCACAACCCGACTTGAGGTGCACAGACAGTAGACGGAAGTCGGTCCCCTCGTATTCCAAAGGCAGTTCCAGAGCTGGCCTAGTTTTGAGGCCATCGGTCGATGGAACTATAAACTCGGAAATCTCATCCGGGTCGCCGAGCGTGAAGCCGCGTTCGTTCAATCCCTTCCTAACAGCGAAACCAACTCGCTGGGGCACCAGATTTTGATCAGGCTGACCCCAGCAGGGGGTTGCTTCAAAATCATCGGTGCCCCCTTTTGTGATTGAGATGTCGTAGACGGCCGGGTCAAACACACGTTCAGCAGCAGCCTCACTCTCCACCTCCTGGAAGGCGATGATGTCGGCATCTATTCTCCGCACATAGTCCCTGAGGCGGTCATAGTCATTCGCGACGCGGGGGTAGCAGCCCCTTCCGTCTTCTTCGGCAAGAAAGCCGAAGTTCCAGCTGGCGACAGTGAGCTTTTCCGCCTGAGCACTTAAGGGCAAAGCAAAAATGAAGAGGCCTAAAGCCGTTCCGAGAACGCGCATTCTCAAATCCTCCCCCTAGACCTTCTTGGTGATACGATAGGGGTTGTTGATGACACTTTTGCAACCGAAGGCCGAGTGGAGGCTATGGCACGGTTCCGCGATCCCCTGCGATCCGTTGACACGGGGCTCGTGCTTCAATGATCGATCCAAAGAACGAGAGAGAGCAGATCGAGGCTATTAGTCGTGCGATCCAGAATATGGACGACGCGCGCGTCCCGTACGTCGCTGACAACGACAACGAGATGCCCCGTGACTACTTCATGCCCGCGCAAAGCACTTGGCGGTGGGGCTGGGTGGTGCTGATGATATCGCTGCTGTTGGCCTTGGTGCAGGCCTTACTTAGGTTGTAACGGACGACCTGGCAGGCAAACAGCAGCGTTGTCGTTGCCGGACGCAGTCATCTGGAAGCCGCCCCAAAAGCTCTACTCGGTCTGGATCGCCAGCGCCCTCGACGGCAGCAACAGGCGATCTAAGAAAACGTAAATCACACCAAGCTAGGGTGGGGACCAATAGGCATGAACCTCAGCAAGCGGTGTGCAGGAATGCGTTCCAATTTGTCTCTATTTGTGCTCGTTGCAGTT